TCTACTTCAGGTTTCCAGAAACGATCATCAGCACCACCTTCTCCACTATTCAGTTTTTCGACTTGTTTGATCAGTTTTTCAGTCAGTGAACCAGCACGGGACTGTTTCTTGAGATCAGCAAAAGACATTTGTATTCTCCGTATTGAGTGTATTTGGCCTTTGGGACGACTTTATCTTACCGCAGGGTAGAAGGGTTGTCAAGCCCCATTTTTTCAATAATTTACTTTGATCCCATGTTCTTTTTCAACTCTATCTGCTACTTCTCTTTTACCTTCCTCTCTAGCAGTTTCAATTGATTCTATTTCTTCTCTTTCTTTTTTGATTTTATCTTTTTTATTTTTTATTTTTAAATTTTCCGATTCTTCTTTTTCTTCCGTTTCTTCTTTTTGTTTTTTTATTTTATTACTTTTATCTATTGCATCTTGTTTAGATTTTTTAATGGCATCTTTTCTTTTCTTTTCATATCTTTGATGAAAAGAAAGTTTTTCTTCTTTGGCTTTGGCTTCAGATAAAAATTGGGAAAATGTTTTCATTAATCTTTTGGCATTTCTTCTGGATTTTCTATTTGAAGTTCAAATAACAAAGGATGACACATTTCATCAATCAGATAATTTGACCAACGATACATGTCTTCAGATGTATAATATTCATTATTTTCGGCTTCTACCTGTATATATGGATCTTCCTGCATAATTAACGGAATATCATCAAATGTAAAAGGAATTCCATTTATGAAATACATATCTACAATCTCACCATTGTGGTAACAATATGCGGAGGTGATCTTGTAGTGGTAGGACATCTTACATATCTGCGATTTTATCTAAACGAGTCAGAGTGGTTTCCATCTCTGCGAATAATTCATTAACATTTTTTCCATCAAATCCCAGGAATTTAGCAGCTTCTTCGATTCTTTCTTTCATTTCAAGTGCTTCTGGGTCATCAGATAATGAGAGACGGAAGTAAAGATTCTTCTGTTTCTCTAGAAAAGTTCTCATGAGTTCCACATGTTCCTTCTTTTCTTCCTTACTCATAATAGGAGCTTTGAAGGTATCTTTAATAATTTGTTGTTGAAGTTCTTCCATCTCTTTGATGGCTTCCCTTACAATCTCGGATTGAAAAAATCCACTCACGATCAAATTCCCTCCTTATCTAGACGTTTTATAGAATTTTCTAACTCTAAACATACCTCATCATCGTTTCCAGCAAATCCTAAGATTTTACCTGAATCTTTAATTTGTTTTTTTACTGCAAGTTGTTCTGGTCCTTCAGTTGACAAAATATTAAAATAAAGATTTTTTGCTTTTTCAACAAAAGCTTTCATGTATCCCACATGTTCCTTTTTTTGTTCTTCAGTTGTATTAGGATCATTGAAAGTATCTTCAATGACTTCCAGAAAAGTTTTAGTACCCAATGGTATGTAATATTCAGTAATTTGTATACTCTTATTATTAGATTCTACAAACTTTTTCATAAGACCAAGAATTTCTAAAAGTCCTTCCATTTCGGATTGTATAATTTCAGTCACAATACGATCTCCTTTAATGTTTGTGTATACTTTTCCTTATCAATATTTAGGAACGACTTGTATTTTTTAACCCGCAAACTAACAGACTCCCATACTGGGTCTAGTAGTTTCTTATCAAATTTCTTTGAGAAATTGAGAATCATATCCATAATCACAAAGGTCTCTATGGATATGGCGTTTTGTAAATACTTTTTGAGAATTTCTGGGTGTGATGAACCTCTGACTTCAAACAACGAATCAAAAGTATCCTTGTGAAGAAACACTTCAGCCTCTGTTTTGAAGAGGTAAAAGAGGCTTTGTGATCTTTTTAACCAGTTTGCGTAATTTTTTTCACCCGACTCAATGATTTCACCGATCCATAGTTTTGAAGGATCATCACATTCTACAAAATTAGCCAAGAAATATTGAAGAATCTCGGCATCAGATTTTTGACGAGACATGCGTTCAAAAAAGTAACGGTCTTTTCTTTTGTTGAACGATTCTTTGGAAGCTCTAGACTTCCCACAATATTGAAAGTAATCGTAGTTTGGTTTAGTGAAATGATTCTTGAATGCCAGGTATGTCTTATATACCTCTATTGGCGTCATCAGAACATCAGTTTAGCACGACTTGTTTTCTTTAGAAAGTTAAGTTGAGTTGCCTCACATTTAATCTTTTCTTTCAGTGGTTTTGAAATCAGCTTAGACACTGATTCAAATTCAATACCATTCTCTTCACAATATGTGACAATAGCTTCAATGTAATTGATTTTTGAAGTAGCAACTAGGTATTCGATGTCCTGAGCAAACTTGGACTGACAAAGAAATTTTTCTTTTATAAGTGAATTTACTTCCTCAGTTGTGTTCTGCATAGGTTTCTGTTTTGTGTGTGACAAATTCTCTAATGTATTTGGTAAGAAGTTTAATATAGTGACCCTTGTTTCTTTTTTCATAGACGAAGCATTCTCCATTGTCAGCAACCATAATAGTAATCAGTTTTTGGACTGGAATACCAGTCATTTCATAATACATGCAAGCATATGCTGTTTCCTGGACAAAATAATTTTCAATCCATTCTTCAGGTTTAATTTTCTTTGAAGTCTTGAAGTCAATGACTGCGAGCTCTCCCTCGTACTCAGCGATGCAATCAACTCTACCCGCGAGTCCCAAGTAGTCACTATAAAGTGACTTTTCTAAAGCATGTATATTATTTATACGATCAAGATAAGGCTTTGCTGCAAGAAAAAGGAATTTTGTTACAGGAAGTGGGTTATACTTGTCAATATCTTCATTTAACAAATACTTCTCAACAATATCATGAAACTTGGTTCCACGATCTGTTGCAACCTTAGTGATCTTATTGGCTTCTTCCTCACCAACTTTTTTACGCCACTCGATAAACTTTTGTCTCCCATAAAAACTAGTTACGGAAGTTATAGAAGGGTATAACTTACCAGAAGGGACTCGATAAAACCGAGTCCCTTCAACCATTTCTGCTTGTAAGTCAACTTCTTCTTTTAAATAATCTAAATGTACAAACATTACATACCTAAAGCCAATTTGGTAACGATGTAGTTTTTGACTAGTCCAGAACGAACAATATCATCAACTCCAAACTCTACAGTGGAAAAATCATATTCCATTGCACGAATAATTTTCATAAAATCTAGAATCCCATTTTTTTCATGGGCTTTAACAAGATCTGATTGGGTAGCATCACCACAAAATACGATCTTACTATTTTCACCAATACGAGTAATTATACTATCTAATTCGTGAAAGTTCAAGTTTTGCATTTCATCGACCAATACAATTGCGTTGTCGAGAGTAGTACCACGAATAAAACTAGTTGACCAGAATGAAATAGTTTCTTGAGCTTTAAGGTTTCCGTAAAGCATTTCAAAGTCAGCATCTGAAGGCAACTCAAACATGTACTTACACATGTTTTTATAGGGAATCTGATAGAGAGAAGATTTATCTTCATGATCTCCAGGGAGAAATCCAATTTCTCTAGTGGATACAAGAGACCTTACGATGTAAACCTTTTCATAAGGCGTTCTATCATCTAGAACATCTTTAAGTGCAAGATAAAGACCGACAAATGTTTTTCCTGTTCCTGCAGCACCATAGGCAAAAATATTTTTACCTTTTTTATACTCATCAAAAAAGATTTTTTGATTATCGGTCAACGGAGAGATATCCGCCATCAAATCAGAGTTAATTGGTTTTTTACGGCGCATTTGTTTTGCACTCATTCCAATACCAATGTTGCTGTTGCCGTTGGGAGATTTTCTTGATCTTGGCATACTAGATTTTCTTTACGCGAGAACCAGGTGCTTTTCCGGCTTTAGTGAGAACATCATTCCAGCCTGGATTTCTGGAGATGAGTTTGTCTTTCCACTCGCCAACTTCACCCGAACCAGGACAAGTAGATGGATCACTCCAATCTCTATCCCAATCTGGATTATCTTGCTTCCACTGACTCCAGACGTGGATACTCATTTCCACTTCTTTCTGTTCGCCAGTAATTTTGTTTATAACAGGATAGGTCGCCATTTAAGTAATAAAGTTCAATTATGATTTATTTATTGAGTATTTTTTGAGCAATGTATCTTTGAGGTGATACTTGTTGCAAGTCCCATTTTATCACAGGTTCCACATAATAACTACTTTTTTCTGTTACTTTATATTTTTTGTAGTTTGATCTATTGTGTTTTTCTAAGACTAATTTATGAACTACGTTATCATCTTCAATACCATTAAATTCTTTGATATGGTCTCTAATTGTATTTTGTATACTGGGAATTTCTGAATATGCTTGAAAATTCTCCACTCTTTTTTTAGCTTCATGTGGCAGTGAAAAAAGAGTCTTCAAGTCAAACTTGATATTTACGTGTTTTAATCCCAAAAGTAAAACTCTTTCATAAAACTCCGTATCTTCCCAAGCCGCATAGTAATCCATATTTTCATTATAACCACCAACCTTAAAGTAATTTTCTCTGGTTATGTACACAGTTCCCCAAAGAGCTTTTAAGTAGATGTAATTTTGGTAGTTATTAGGATTAGCCCTAGCTTCATCATCATAAAAATTCCACGATTCATCAGTACCAGTTAAAAATGATTTATCATCAATTTTGTGATAATCAAAAAAATTAAAATATGGATTCATGACTGTATCTGAATCCAATTTCAAGATATATTCACTTTTTACTAAAGATGCAGCCAGGTTTAGTGGTTGAGGTTGATTAAAGTATGGTTCATTGAGAACAGTGATGACTTTAATTCTAGGATCTAATTCAGTTAGATAAGCTACTGGTTCAACAGAATTCCAATCAGTTATAATAATTTCATCAATTTCATCAAATTGAATCCACGAAGACACGGATACAGCTAAAGCTTTACCCCTGTTCCCACATGCAGATATTACTGAAATAGTCATATTTTAACGGCTTCATACGTTTGATCTGTGAGTTGAATTACTTCCCACTTATAGATCGGCTCAGAATACCAATTCATATCCAAATCCTTAAACTCCCCCCAAGTAAAATTCCAATATTTTTTTGGGTCCACATCGTCAGTTGAGTTCATTACTTTAGAAATTGTTGGGTATTCACTATGATTTTTATTCCTGCATAATTGCGCCATGTAATTATAAAGTTGATCCTTATTAAGATCTTTTTTACTTTGACTCACTACATTGTTTATACTTTCAAATGACTCAAAGTTTTTTACTCGATCTTTATCTGTATGTGCAATATGTAATGCAGTAAATTTTTGTACATCAATAGATGATGGAGTGAGACCATACGATATTAGTCTCACAGATAATTCATCGTCTTCTACTGCATAGTATTTGCCCATATTCTCATTGTACCCACCAACTTTTTTAAAAATTTCACTATTCACATATAATAATCCCCAGAGAGGATATAGAAAATAAGTATCCATTCCTCTCTGAGCAGCGTTGCATCCAGAAATAAAAGATTTGTCTGTAATTTTATACGAATCGAAAAAATTAAAGTAGGGATTCAATATATGGTCATTGTCTAATTTCAAAAGGTATTCACTTTTTACTAAAGATGCAGCCAGGTTTAGTGGTTGAGGTTGATTGAAATAAGGTTCATTGTTTACACGAATAACCTTAATTTTTTTACTTAACCGAGTTAGATGATCAATAGGTTCGTCAGAATTCCAATCAGTCACGATTATTTCATCAACCTCATCAAATTGAATCCATGAGGCTATGGATATAGAAAGTGGTTTTATTCTATTTCTGCAAGCAGTTATAATTGAAACCGACATTTTATTGGCTTATTTCAAGATCAGAATAGTCTAATTTTTGAAGTTCTTCTGGTTTAATTTCTTTTGTCAAGAATTTTCCATCTTCATTATATTCTACAATATAATTGTCCTTAGTTGTATCTACAATTGTGCATGTAGTCCAAGCGTCGTCTTTTGATATGGCTTTAGTTTGATAGTACACGTTACCTCCTTAGGGGGCATTGGTATATATTACCACTCCAGGGCTTGTGCGACTGAAGGGAATTGTTCGGTAAATACTCTCTTACACTCTAGAGCAATATCCATA